CCAGTGATCTTGTGGATATCATCGATCGGTTAAAAGGCCCTCGGATCACTATCCAAACTCGAGCCCTGACACAATGGCGCGTCGTGCTGCAGAAGCTAAAACGCCATGGCGCCTATCACCCGCCCCAATTCTCCGATCCCATTACGGGTTATCTGATTAAAAACCAATTCGCATGGACTTATCTGGCCAACATGAAAGAGGCCGAGGAGAACTGGGAACAAAAGCGATGGTGTGAAGCCTTTGTCATGGCCGCAGAGGACCATAAGGCGCTTAATTTACCGCTCGAAATTCCTAAGAAGGTAGAAGCTCTGCTTGAAACCGTTGCCAGGCAAACAGGCGCTGATCTCCCAGGGCCCCTCGATGAAAACAGCGAGCCGGTACCGGTCGACAAGATAGCGGCTTACAGGAAGATGCTCGAAGAAAAGGCCGAAAAGGATGAGGCCAGCTTAGCCAGAACTAATATCCGTTTAGCAGCTTTGAAAAAACAGGCAGCACAGCTCACAAAGGAGAAGCCATGACAGATAAATCAAGCAAAAGCACGAATAACGAAATTGTCAAAGCCCTGGTCGTCTTAACCCAGGACTTCTTTAATCACAATCCAGGATCTCGGCCCGAGGAAAAGCCGGAGGCTTGGGGAGTAACGATCGATGAAAGCAACCTGGTGGACCGGATATCTATGGCGCTTAACGCATATCGCCGGCAGAGAGACCGGATGGCCGATGTCATGGATCAAATGAAAAGGATCGCAAGCGGGGAATAACTATGGCACATAAAACAGAGGGCGGCGATTGCCCGTTGACGGTCAATGCAATCATTCGCAAAAGAGCAAAGGATGAGAAAATATCGCTCAGAAAAATGATTACAAGGACCTCAGAGGAAATCGATGTCCCTGAAAAAACTATTAAAGAATGGGTATGGCCGAGGAAAAAAAGTGCTCGTAAAATTACGGGCACCCCTAAAGCCGAATCCGATAAACGCGAACGAAAGGAGGTGCAGACTCCCGCAGAAACCAAGATAAAGCTGTCTGATGTTCAGGAGGCGATCAGAAACGATGAGATATCCGACGATGACCTTAAAGTCGTTGTCGATACGGTGGCCGAGGCAGTTGAGAAGGGCGAGGTATCGCCGCGGGTTTTATCTAAATCGAAGGCAACCTTTAAAGCTACGGCAAAAAGTTACGGATCACCAAAAAATAAGAAATATAGTGATATCGTCAAAATGGTGAATTTATTTCATAAGTTTTTAGGTAAGCTGGATGCTGTAAGGGGCGCCGGCGCGGAGAATATCTCAAAAGCTGATCGCGACACGATGGACCACGAATTTAAGCTTATGGTCCCTCGATTGTTACGCTTGCTTGATTGGATGGATATTGATCTGCAAGCATTAGTAACCAACTACGTTAACCTATACAAGGAGGTTAAACATGAAAACCAGGACGTTAAAAGATTGGTCGGCGATTGACAAACACATCAAAATTAAGGACGTGTTAAAAGAGCAGATCAAGCATATTATGGAGGACGAAGTCTACAACGACCCCTTTATTAGCTGGATAAGCATCGGCCAAATTCAATGGGGTAATGGATATCACTTTAAATTTTTGCCTGGATCTTTAAAGAAAGGCTTAAATTTTCACATGGGTTTCAGGAACGGCAAGCCGGCGTCGGAGCAAACACGACGACGGCATTTTAATATTTGCGGTTGGGACCCTGGTATGTATCCCAACGATTACGAGCGTAGTATTAAGACCTGGATCAATGATCACGTCATTAAGAAAATTCTTTCTAAGAAAGGCTGGGAGAACATAGCGCCTCTATTTGCTCCAGGTTTCTATGATCCTAAAACCTTGTCGTTAGATCCAAACTCGAAGCGCACCATTTCCGGTTATTTCTTTGCCTTGGAAGATTCAAAGGTAACTAAACGGCAAACCGAATTTATCAAAAGCCGCTGGAGAGCGCCAAAGCAAAAGCACATTCCATTGCAGTTTGAATATGCAAAGCCGGCCATGAAAAAGCATATTCGAGAGCAAATCAAATCCGGTGAAGATAAAATCGATTTCAAGGAGCGATTACGCGAGAGCACCTATTTTGACAGCATAAACCCTCGTAGCGCGATACCAAAAAGCTATCTTGAGATCATCGATAGTATGTTTGACGACGACGACGATTAAACCCTAACCCGGGAAAGTTGAACTATGGTTCAACTTTCCCTTTCTGGAGGATTAATGCCTAAAAAATCCAAAGACTTTGAGATCACCAAAGAGTCAGGTATCACGATCAAAGAGGAGCCCTTTTTCCCCGAAGCCGAAATGCCAGCCATATCTAAGCTGAAAGAGGTTCACCTTGAATCCAAGGATTGGGGTAATTGCCAGCGCTTAACCCTGGAGTTTAAAAGGCAGAATTTATCTAATGCCAGACTATTCGCCGATTTTTACCGGCATGAAACCGCCCAGGAAGTCTCGGCAAAGCTGATATTAATGATTAGCGAAATTCACAGGCAATGCATTGAAAAAATTGGCCTTAAATCTGAAGATTAGCGCCATACTGCTTTTATTAGCAGTATCGGCTTGCGCTCATGCCGGCGAGCCTAAATCGATCAGCTCCACGCTGGCCACCGTCGATGGTAAGAGTACCTGGATAAAGTGTCCGGCTTGGGACTGGGATCTGGTTCCAGCCGAATGTCGGTTCCCAGGCTTTAACTGCGTGCCGACGTGCGGCAAGTGGCCCGGCGATAAGATGGACATCGGCGCCATGCAATATATTCCCGGACAAACCTCACAAAAGCCCTGGGGGGATTGGGCAGGCGTGCCGTTTAAATCCGCCCCGGGGGAAATGGCGCCGGTCCAGAATTTCAGGATCGCGCCGCCGCCGCCGCCTTCTTTACTGCAGATTATAGGAGTGAAAATCAAATAAAACAAAGGAGGATTAATATCATGGAGGGATATCGCACAGGAAGTGCAAAAGTAGAAGGACTTTGCCCATTATTGATGAATGACGGATTAACCGTCGATAAATTAAATCCGTGGACGATAAAAGCAGCCGACATAACCAGCAAGCCCACAAAGCAGATAACCGCTAAGGATGAGGCTAACTTAGCGTTATACAAATGGAATGGAGCTCTTTACTTTGACAGTGAAATGGGACCGGTCATTCCCGATTATGTCTTAGAGGCCGTTATCAGAGACGGCGCCAAAATGAACAGCAACGGCAAAAAAGTGGAGGCAGGCCTCCAAGTCGAAGAACCAGTACCATTGATTTATGACGGACCTCGAACACGCAAGGCATTGTATAAAGATAAGAGGTTTGTCGATCGGCGGGTAGTTGTCGTAAATCGAGGCAATAAGATAATAGGCACTCGGCCAAGATTCAATGTATGGGCGTGCGAATTTGATGTCCACATTTTAGAGGACGTTATTTCAACACAAGAAGTGATGGTAGCTCTTGAAAAAGCCGGTAAATACAAGGGAATGTGTGATTATCGGCCTAAGTTCGGACGTTTTGCCGTTACCCGTTTCGATTGGACGGATTAAAAGGCGGGGCATGGCAGGGTATGGCTATGCTCGGCTTGGCAGGGAGGGGCGTAGCATGGATCGGCGAGGCACGGATTTTTTTATCCCATGCGTGGAGTGGCCCAGCCTAAACCGGCAGGGCAATGCGGGGATCGGCAAGGCACGGATGCCCTCGGGGCGGATTTTTTTTCACATAACGTGGATCGGTCCGGCTCGGCAGGGCACGGCCGGGCGGGGAGTGGCGAGGCAAGGCACGGAAACCCCCCCCCATTTTTTTTAAGTGGCATGGCCAGGATAGGCCCGGCAAGGCGCGGCGCGGAATGGCGCGGCAAGGCACGGAAACCCTCCTCATTGAAGCATTGCAAAGTGCGGCGCTGCAGGGAATGGCGATGATCGGCATCGACTGGACCGGCCCAACTGGGAGCGGCATTGCATCGCAGGGATTGGCAAGGCACGGAACCCCCCTCATTCTTCTTTACAGGCCCAGGCGCGACATGGCCCGGCCTGGCGAGGCAGAAACTGGAGCGGCTATGCTCTGCCTGGCAAAGCACGGAGAGCTCCGGCATTTAGCCGGAGCTCTAAACATCGATAGAGGTAAAAAATGAAACTTCACCCACCGTATAAGGAAGTGGCGCGGTTTATAGCTGAGAGCTCAAAAGACTTTTTTACTTATAAGCAAATAGCCGAAATGTTGGAGGTTGAATTAAACTCCCAGGATTTCCAAATTCAAAGGATGCATTTAAAATCTCACACACTCGATGAATTCGACATCGATCTAATCCCCACCGCCAACGAGCATTTGGGCAGGGGATACAAGAAAGCCACCGATGACGAAAAAGTCGAGATCACAGCTCCCAGGCTCACCCGTAGGATATTTAATGCAACCAGGAAACAGCGAAAAGTCCTAACCACCGTCGACACAGGCCTGTTATCAGAAGCGGCCAGATTGAAGTTTGAGCGCAATATGGTCAAAAATCTTTCCCTAATTTCCTTCCTACAAAAAACCCCACTAAGAAAATGTGTGCCTGGCATGACGGTTAGCGTCGGTACGCCAAAGGTTTATAAAAGGCTGATAAGTAAACTACATAAGCCTGACACGGAAGGATGAAACGAAAGCGCTGCAAAAACCATAAGGATTGCAGAGGCTGGGCACATTGTCGCGGATTATGCGTAAGCTGTTATCATAAATTAATGGGATGGAATTTAGCCAAGTATCGAGATAGAAAAAAGCCGAAATGAAGCGACAACACCAAATTGAATTCGAAAAAACGATTGACGCTATAATCGCTGATGAGTGTTCAGTGACAAGAATCCTTTGCAAGGTCACTCCTGGAGGCGGTAAATCGGCCCTGCCTATCATCGCCGGCAAGCTGATCACAGCCGGCAAGGTTGATAAGATCCTATGGGTTTGCCCACGCATGGCGCTGCAGGTCCAGGGCGAACGAAACTTTATAGATCCCTTCTTCCGCGCAATGTTCACTCATAATCTGAGCATCCGGAGCTCGACAAATGAGCCTGATCCGTGCCGAGGCCTCGACGGATTCATCACGACATACCAGGCGCTTGCGGTTGATTCCGGCAATACAGTCTCAAATGATGTCCACAAATATCGTTATGCCGTTATCCTCGATGAGTTCCATCACCTTGACCTAAGAGGAGATTGGCATCAGGCTATGGCTGGGATCGTGGCGGCCGCCAAGTTTCTGGTTCTGATGACAGGCACCCTGGAGCGCGGCGATAGCAAGAAAATAGCGTTTGTCGAATACACAGAATCCCAATATCGGTTTGGATCCCGGCCCACCTTAATTGGCGATGCTAATACCGCGATTGTGGAATATGAGCGCGGCGCCGCCCTGGAGGACCACGCTATCTTGCCCATTCATTTCGTGTTTTCGGATGGCCGGTCCGCCTGGGAGAATCGACGCGGCGATAAGATCAACGTGGAGTCGTTTTATAACGTGATGCCCAAGGAAAAAGGCGCGGCTCTGTATTCAGCGCTTAGCACAGAATTTGCCGAGCAGCTGTTAGCCCTGGCTCTCGATCATTATTTGGAATATATCGAGGCTATGCCAAGCGCGAGGTTCTTAATAGTCACCGCCAATATTGGCGAGGCGCGTCGGCATTTCGAGACTTTGGAGAAAAACGGTTACAGCGTGGGCCTGGCCACAAGCCATGATACCACCGAGGCGATTGAACAGATCGAAAGCTTTAAATCAGGAGGTGTAAACTTACTTGTCACTATCGCCATGGCTTACGAAGGTTTAGACGTGCCGGAAATATCCCATATCGCATGCCTGACTCATATCCGATCAAAGCCCTGGATTGAGCAAATGTTTGCCCGGGCGGTCCGGATTAATCGAGCGGCCGGCGCCTGGGAGGATCAAACCGCCTATATTTTCGCCCCCGATGATATCCTGATGCGTGAGATCGTCGACGAGATCGAGCGCGAGCAGCTCAGACACGCCACGGCCAGCGGCTACAAGAAACCTATTTTAAAAAGCAACGGCAAAGCCAAAGCTAAGATCACGCCCCTGGGATCAGCGGCCACCAAGCAGCGCGAGGCCAAACTCAACGCTCAGCCGGTTACCCCGAAACAGCGCGAGGAGCTCCTATTGCGCGAAATCGAGGGGCACATCCGGCGCTTTTCCTTTGCTAATCGCCTGGACCCCAGGGTAATTAATACCGAGCTTTTCAAGCATTACGGCAAGCCGAGGCGCTCGATGCGCTATGCCGAGCTTGAGAGATTGCTGGATCATACCCGGCTGCATTATCCCCTGGGGCGAATCGTCCGCGGTACCGGGATCCCCAGGGTACCCACGCAGGCCCAATTTGTGGAAGCTGATAAATTCGATGATTCGTTTATGAATGTATTTGAGAAGCTGAAATGAAATATAATTGTCATTACCACGTAATTTATTTGAATGACCATTGGTATAAAAAACTTTGGAAAAGGGTGAAATATATGTTTAGTCCAGGTCCGAAAGCGCTTTTAACTGATACCTGGACAATCAAATGAGCGAGCCGAAATGAGATTCAACTTGAAAAGATACACAATGTCAGAAGTATCTAATGGCCATGATGCGGGGAGGTGGGCACCCCTTGAGGCTCATAACCTTAAGATGACCGGGTTCGATTCCCGGCCCCGCTACCATCCAAAAGGAGATCCATGAAATACCCGAATCGAGATCATCTGATACGAAATATGAAGTTTTTACCCAGTTTCTTGATTCTGACAGAATGTAGAACCGTTGAGCGCTGCATGGAGTTCACCACGCTTTCACAGACTATATTCATCCAGACTATCGAGGGCTTTCTGTTTCACATGATCAATATGGCGGATCCCGCTGCCATGGATGATCATAAATATTGCCGCAAGGATTATTTTGTCAGGCGGATAAAGCTTCTTAAAGCCCTGGGGCTAACCGAGTACATGAATGAGGTCCTTTGGATGACCGAGAGAGACTTGTCTAAGCTGACCAGCGCGAATTAAAGGAGGCCAATATGTCTATACATACAATGAGCGCCGGGTTTCCGAATCCAAGATCTTGGGAACCGGAAGACTGGGAGCTTTATTTCAAGATCTTCATGGAGTGGTTGGCCGCTGAAAACATGGGAGAAATAAAAGAGCTTTTCGACATGAATAGCAAGGATATCATATCCGCTCTTGAAACTTTTATCATGGGGCTGATATACTTGGACAAAAGCCTTACGAGTGCCGATGAGCTTTTTGAGCGCAGATCGCTTTTCCTCGAAGCGGTTAAGGGCATGACAAAGTATTCCGAGGTTATTAAGGTCGGTCGAATCGATATAGTAAAATTAGGGGTTTCTCCGCATTAACCGGCTGCATTCATTCGCTGATCGATAATAATTATCTAATTATTTGGGATATCCCGACGTATCTGGTAGACTATAAACTGAATTGGATACCTGATCGATGTTGATAACGATTACGGTACGTTTCTGGGAAATTATCACGCGGCAATTACAAGCCTGTCTGCAGCAGGCAATTTTATCCAATTCAACTCCCTCCAAAGGGCAGGATGTCCGTAAAGGGTACTGCCCGCATTCCCGAGAACGAAACCAGAACAATTACCCAGTTGTAAAAAAGAGAGGTGACGCTATGGTTGCGCCTGCAACTTATCTCTTGGGGAATTGGCCTGTGATAGTAGCGATAGCTTCCGGCTTAGGCCTGCTTATCGCTGCGGTTCGTTACAAAATCCCGGATTTGGCCAGGAGGTTAGAATCAGTGGAAAGCGCCAAGCACCCGAGCGAATCAGATCTAAACATGGCAGTAGGGAACTTCCAGACGGTTTGTAAATTTAATCAGGTGAGCTGCCAAAAGGCAACCGCCTGCCAGATCAATAAGGTTAATGACGATATGAAAGAAAAACTGGCCGACCTGTACGAACTGATCCACGCCCAAGCTATTATCATCGCCCGAGTGGATGAAAGGGTTGCGGCTATGCATCGAAATCAAAAACTTACCTGTGTGCCACAACTACCGGAAAAGACCGGATAATTATGGCTTCAAATGGATCATACAGCGAGGAGTGCTGGGATAGCATCAGGAAGGAATGGTTAGCTGGCCAATTAACGGTAACCGATATAGCCAGGGAATACGGACCCTCCAGACAGGCGATTAATGCCAAGGCCAGGCGTATGAATTGGCCTCCCAGGGGGAGCCTGGTCGATCAAGTCCGGAAAGCGGTCGAAGTTCAATTATTGGAGGATGAAGATGTTGCGGCTGGTGTTGCGCCCTCTGAGGCATCCGAGATTGTGGAAAGCGCTGCCAAGCGAGGCGTTACCGTTGTAAGGCGTCAGCGCCAATTGTTAGCGCGACTTTTAGGTGTTGCGGACGCAACACTCGAAGAAATGGAACTCATGACAGTTATCACCCGGGAAATACTGGATAAAAAGCGATTAAAGGGCAAGGTTATGCTGCTTGACACCGCAACGAGAGCCAAAATTGACGGCATGAGAGCTGTCAGCCAGGTCCTGAATCAAGCTATACCTTTGGAAAGAAAAGCTTTTTCACTCGACGACGAGAAGGGTACCGGCTTGCCTATCAAATACGTGGCGCCTGATTATGATAAACCCGCAAAAGCTGGACTGTCCGAGGAGGAATGGAATAATGAACAGGCGTAAATTCCTTAAACTTTTTGGAGGTTTACTGAGCGTTGGGCTGATTCCGTCCACCCTGATAGAGGCAAATGCTCCACCGGCGCCGGCGATACCGGATCCATTTCCATTGGATAGCGATCCCAGGTTTTGCAACTGGCGTGAGATCAGCTACGATGCTGTCAACCAGGTGGGGAGAACCCGGGGCTCGCATATCCATGACCTTCAGCGTTATGCTTTAATGCCAACCGAGTACATCAGCAAAGCCGAGTTTAAAAAGCGATACCCCAAGGGAGGATGATGAAATGGCTATAACAAGACGAACTTTATTGAAATATTTAGCCTTTGTTCTGCCTGCGTCTATGGTACCCTTCGCGCCCATGGGGAAGCAAGCGTCGGCTCCACAGCCAGAATTTAACGGCGATCTGAAGCCTTATCCGATGTATACCAGCTTCAGGAAGGTCAATTTCAACTCTAAGAATTATGGCATCGTAGCCATTCACGCCGGATCGCAGCGGGAGCTAAATCGGCGGGCCTCGAAAATCCTGGATATTATTGCTAAAAAAGCGTAGGCTTCTTTATACAGTTTTGCGGAGGTCCCGAGAATCTGAATCATAAACTATACATTAACCGATACAATCTTGATGACCATTGCATTTTAGCACACAACGATTCAGGGGCTTCCGCAAATAATTATCATCTGAGAATGAAAATAATTCCATTTTCGGGAAGAAGACAGTGTGTATCGTGTGGCAAAGAGGCCGAGAAGTTTGAAAACGGTCATTGTTTTGAATGCATAGAGTATTTCCATAAGCAATGGTATGTTGACTATGGCGAATCGGCTAACAGGGCCAACCCCAAATAAGTAGCATCATGGCACTCACAAGAAGAAAGTTTCTCAAACATTTAGCCTTTATCACAACCACCGTCGCGCTTGGTCCAGCTGCTATCGCCAATGTCGCCGATGCTGCAGCGGATCCTAAATTAGTAGGGACATTTCTGAAGCCCGAATGGGTCTGGATTGACGTGGTGGAACCCTTGAAGGCCCAGCCGATCGAGGGAGATTCGGCACTTGAGGGCCAAGAGGAAAGGCTCGAATACAAGAAAGTACGTGTAAACCCCTTGTTTAAGGGCAAAATTGGCATTTATGACGGTTTCACGTTACATGAACATAGGTGAGATCGTCGCTTAAATCGCGTCTGACAGGCCTGGAGGCCGGTCAAATCCATGCACAGGAGTGCGAACACATGGAATATCCGGCTATATGGCTCTCGCCTCTGTAGCGTACAGGCAAGAAGAATACGAAGATTATGACCAGATAGAGTATCGGCCAGTTACAACGATCGATGCTTTTCACCTTCACCCTGGCCAGATCCGCGGCATCGTCGGTCCGGTCGGCTCCGGCAAAACTACCGGCGCTACCTGGGACGTATGCCGCTACCTTCCGCTGCACCTTGCCAAAAACTGGGGATTCCTCCGGACAAAGTGGGTCGTAGTCCGCAACACCTATGATGAGCTCATCGACACCACCCAAGCCACGGTGTTTGAATGGTTTGGCTGGGGCAGCTACCGAGCGCAGCGCAAGATCTATAATCTGTTTCACGAGGAACATGGCGGATTTGAGGTCGAAATACTATTTAGGTCCTGTGATCGTATCCAGGACCTAAAAAAGTTTAAGAGCCTGGAGGTTACCGGCTATTGGATTGATGAGTCCATCGAGGTGGCCGGGGATATAAAGCGGATCCTAAAAACCCGGATAGGTCGATACCCATCAGCCAAGCAGGCAGAGAAATGGTATAAGAAAAAATTTGGCTCTGTGCCTCCCGAGCTCTACGAGCTCAAGCGGTTACCCGATGGCACCGATGAACAACAGTTCAAAACCCCCCGATTTGGCCTCGAAACCACTAACCCCCCTGATGTAGAACACGAAACCTATCACGAATTCAACTGGCAAACCGAAGTCCCTGGACCGATCTCTGAAAAGCAGCCGCTCAAAAACCATTACGGCTTTTGGCAGCCGCCCAGGGAGAATGAGGCCAACCTCCGCGCTGGCTACTACGACGATCTAATCACCGACTATGCCGATCATCCTGACTGGTTGGCAATGTACGTCGAGGGTAAGCCCGGCATCATCGTCACCGGCAAGCTGGTTTACAACAATTTCAAGCGCGGTTATCACGTTGCCAAGGGTCCCTTGATTTGGGATGGTATCCCGCTTTACAGAGGCTGGGACAATTCCGGCAACATCCCGGCCTGCATCGTGGTCGGTGTGCCAGCGCCCAGGACGATTCATATTTTCAAGGAATTTTGCCATGACAAGATGAATATCGTTCAGTTCACAAAGTATGTGATAGGCCAATGTAACATACTATTTGGAGGCGCCGAGTTTAAGGACTGGGGCGATCCTGCCGGCGAGGCTAAATACAGCACGAAAGATGGTGGCTGGACTTCCAACGCTATTTTGATGCGAGAAGAAGGCGTAGACGTGCAGCCATCGGAGCAAAACCCTTCAGCTCGTTACAACGCCGTCGATGATCAATTGCTTGTCATCGACGGCGCTTTAATTGATCCCTCCTGTGTACGCCTGATCAATGGCTTCATGGGCGGTTACCACTATCCCGAGGTTGGCGCCGGTACCGGTATTTACATGGATAAGCCTTCTAAGAATAGGTTTTCTCATATTCAAGATGCGCTGCAATATGTCATGGTCCGCCTCGTTTCAAATAAAAAACATAAATCTAAATCCGGCAAGTGGAAACGCCGAAACAGGAGTGCAATGGCCGTATGAAAAAAGTTAACTCTACCATAAAAATCCTATGTATTTCCGTAGCTTTATCGCTTTTGGTAATTTTACCATATACCGAAGCCCAAGCCGTCGACTTCATGATAGCAAATCAGATCACACTTACCTGGGATGTTACGGCACCCAATAACGTGGGCGAGACGATCGAATACGCTGTTTACATCGCGCCGGATGGCGATAAGGGCAGCTTGACAAAACTTTGGCAAGGTCCGGAAGTTGAATACCTGGTCACTCTGACAACCGAGGGGCTTTTTGTGTTTGGACTTGAAACATATCGGATGGTTGATATCAACGGCACACCGACAGCGGTATCTCAAGCAGCTATCGGATGGTCCGATGATCCCTTAGTAGCGCCGGTTCCTTTTGGGGTACAGCACTATTCACCGCCCGCGAAAGGTTCAGGATTTAAGCCTAAATGATATCAACCTTTGGCCCGATGACCCGGCCAGAACATATATTATGGCATTTTGATGGCCGGGTTATTGAGAGCTATGTAAGCAAGAACGTCATGAGAATCTATCGAGGAGAGATAGCAGATGCAGATTGCAGCGGACCTTGGTTATTGGGACAAAAAACTGGCTATCATCCTAAAGGCGGCGGTCCCTCGATCGGCGAATAAGGATAAGCGCTACATCATATTGTTTGATCACATCTGGCAATATACCGAGGACTTCTACGAGCAGCTCCACAAGGACATGCCGCCAACCTTTGAGGGTTTCATGCTGGCAAAAACCCTTGATCTGTATGAACTTTTTGACCTGGGCACCCCGAACTCCCGGCAACTGGCAGAGGTAGCCTGGTTGATACAAGATAGTATCGAGCAGCTAAAAGACTTGCCTCCCGATTTCAAGGAGAAAAAGGTAGTGGGCGAGGCTAAAATGACCATCGATGGCACTACGGTCATAGCCGAGATGAAGGAATAGACTTATGGCTTTTGAAAATATCGAAATCCACCGATTTGACGAGCGGATAGGCCTGGGCATCACAGAGGAGGAAGAACTCGAAGACCTGCGTTTACCAGGAGGCCAAAAGAAAGACAAATACCTTGATGGTCCGGATGTCCAGAAAAATCTCAAGCGCCTTTTGAATTGGTGGTATCGAGAGCGCCAATTACAGGCCCAGCCCCGCACAGAGCAAATGACGGATCATAAATTTTATGACGGCAAACAGTGGGATGAAGACGACGAGCAGTACCTTAAAGATCGTGGTCAAAAGGCGCTGGTTTTCAATCAGGTCAAGCCCGCGGTTGATTGGGTTGTCGGCACCGAAAAGCGGACTCGCATTGATTACAAGATCTTGCCCAGGAAAAAAGAGCAGGGTCCTACCGCCGAAACCAAAACGAAGGGCATGAAATACCTCTCCGATGTCAACAAGGAGACGTTTCAGCGCTCGCGTTCATTTGAAGACATGATCAAGTGTGGTATCGGCTGGTTAGAGTACGGCGTGCGCAATGATACCAGTGACGAGCGCATATTCTCCCGTTTCGAGGATTGGCGTAATATCTGGTATGACAGCCTTGCCAATGAGCTCGATATGTCCGATGCCCGTTATCTGTTTCGCTCAAAATTCGTTGACCTGGATATCGGCTGCGCGATGTTTCCGGAGCGAGCCGATATCATAAAAGCGGCTTCGATCAACGATCATTCGTATCATGACGAGGAAATGACGGGCCTGGACATAACCCCGGTCGAAGGCGAGGAGGGCTACCTCCTGGATCAATGGCATGGAATTGAAACGCCTTATTTCCGTTCTCGAGTCCGCTTAGTCGAGGGATGGTATCGTCTTCCGATGCGTGCCAAGATCATGAAAGGCCCTGAACTCGGAAGTCTAAACGGCGTCCGGTTCGATAAAGCCAACGAAGATCATAATTACCTCGTCAATAACAACTATGCCAGCCTGTATGATGCCATCCGGATGCAGGTCTACTGTATGCTGTTTTGTTCCACCGGCGCCCTGGCCAACCAGGAGAGCCCCTACAATCATAACCGTTTCCCCTTTATCCCGATTGTCTGCTACCGCAAAAAGACCGATAACACCCCTTACGGTTTGATCCGACAGCTTCGCGATCCCCAGGAGGATCTCAACAAGCGCCGCAGCAAAGCCCTTTTCATCCTGCAGACAAATCAGACCGTAGCCGATGACGATGCTACCGAGGATTGGGATGATTTCAAAGAGGAGCTGGATCGACCAGACGGCCTGATTCGGAAAAAGCCTGGCTCTGATGTCAGTATCAACAAGGAAACCAAGCTGGTCGAAGAACACGTTATGTTAATGGGGCAGGATGCGGAATATATCGAAAGGACAGCCGGGGTTAATGACGAAATGATGGGGCGCCAAACCAATGCGGTATCCGGAAAGGCAATATCGCAGCGCTACGAAATGGGTACCGTGGTTACCGCCTCGCCGTTTGACAACCTACGCTATGCCTTCCAGCTCGCCGGCGAAATGAAGCTTTCATTGATCGAGCAATTCTGGACCGAGGAAAAAGAGATCCGGATTACCGGCAAGAAAGGCCAGCCGGAATTCATTTCGTTAAATAGCGTGGATCCGGATACCGGGGAGAAGCTTAACGATATCACCCAAACTCAGGGAGATTTTGCCGTGGATGAACAGGCCCATAGCGCTACGGTCCGCCAGGCCATGTTTGATGCCATGATGGAGCTGACCACCAAGATCCCGCCCGAAGTCACGATTAAGATCCTGGACTTGATCGTAGACCTGTCCGATATCCCCTCGAAAGATGCTTTCGTCGAGCGAATCCGCAAGCTGAACGGTGAAAAGGATCCGTTTAGAGATCCTGATGATCCCGAAGTCATTGCAGAGGAGGAGGCCGAGGCCGTCGCTGCACAGCGAGCCGCCGACGTACAGAAGTTCCTTGAGGAGCTCATGGTTGAAAATGAACGCTGGAAAGCCGCCAAGCTGAAAGCCGAGACTATCGCCATCGAGGATAAGACGGCTCCGGAAGTCGATAAGCTGGAAGCTGAAGCCGACGCCATCGATGCCAAGGCCCGTCGTGATGACGAGATCGCCGAAGATGATTCGGTCGACAAAGAAGTTAAAAACGAGCTGCAGCGAGCCAAGCAGCTTGCGGAGATAGAGAAAGCCGACAAAGATCGTGAATCCAACCGTCAACAAATGCAACTCCAACAAAAGGAGGATAAGAATGGCCGGACTAATAAAAAGGGCAATGCGATATCTAAGCGGACGAAAACCAATGCCCGGAAACCGAAAAAAAAAGCCTGAGAAGAAAACTCAAGCATACCAATTGAATGAGCTGGACAGGTTAGAGAAGGAAGAAGCCGCCGCCCGCAAAGCGGCCAAGGAAGCTCAATGACAATGACAACCATTAACCCTTACACAGGAGTGTGACCCGATGGGCGAAGAAAAAATAGGTATATCCGATCAAGGAAAAGAAGTTAAGGTGCAATTTAACACGGAATTCGAGGACGTTGATCTGTTGTCTGATGCCGAGCGCGAAGCGTTAAAGGCCGACATCGATGGTGAAGGCGACGGAACCGCGGGCGCCGGCCAGGGTGACGATGCCGCCGCCGATGCCAAGGCCGCAGCCGATAAAGCTGCAGCCGATAAAGCTGAAGCCGACGAGAAAGCCGCCGCCGATGCCAAGGCGGCCGCTGATGACCAGGCCAAGAAAGAAACAGCGGATGCCGAGGCCTTGAAAGCCAAAGAGGAGTTCGAAGGTGAAACAGGCAAGAAGGCTACTGAAGAAGGCAAAGCCGGGGAGTCGGAAGCTAAGCTCGTACCGGATACAGCGCCCGCATTGCTGATGCAGGGCCTTACCGAGGATGATCTCAAAAAGGTTAACGATGGCCTGGAGGATGTGAAAAAGAAGTTCTCAGACGGCGAAATTGATTACAATGAATATCTTGACGCTCGCGATGCTTTTAATCAACAACTGTGGGCTCATAACCTCGCGATGCAGGTATCCTCTGATTCGGTCGATACTAAGTGGGAATGGGAGCAAGAAACATTCTTATCCGATGAGAAAAACGACTGGATCAACAGCGACGAGGTCGTTTATCCCGCCTTTGCCGCCACGGTCAACAGGATCATGGCCACCGAGGAAGGCGCGGTCATGCCAGGCCCCCAGCTTTTGGCAATGGCCCGGGAGGAAGTTGCTAAACGCTTCTCTCCCGCACAACAAGAACAGCGTGTAAGCGCGGAGGAGGAAAAAAAGAAAAATGACGCGCTTCAACGTGCCAAGGACGCGGAAGCAGGCAAGCAGGTTCCGGAAACATTGGGCGGCAAGCCTACTGCCGAGATCGATGACGGCGTCGCCGAGTTCGAATGGCTGGATAAACTCGAAGGCGAGAAATACGAGCAAGCCGTCAACAACCTAACCGAGCAGCAACTCGCAAGATATGAGGCAGCGCCATGAGAAATCAACTAATTATGACAGTGGGTTTACCGTATTCGGGCAAAAGCAACTGGGCAATTCACAGCGGAGGCCCCGTTGTTGCCCCTGATAAAATTCGAATGGCTCTGCACGGCCAAAGATACGAGCCCTTAGCCGAACCTATGGTATGGGCGATCGCTAAGATCATGGTCCGCTCGCTTTTCCTTGCCGGGCATAACATGGTGGTCTTAGATGCCACCAACAACACGGCCAGGCGTCGCGATGATTGGAAAGATGAGCTTTGGCAAAGATTTTATGTCGTTATGGATATCAATAAAGAGGCCTGCATCCTCAGAGCTAAAGAGGTCAATGACAGTTACATTGTATCGGTTATCGAACGCATGGCCAGCTACATCGAATTCGAAGGGATCCTTCACGGAAATTTATGCCGTAACGACAAGGGCGCGGACATGGCGGATCACATCAGAAATCCAAACGGTGTAGACGAATTGCAGCTTTACCACGAGGGCAGAGCGGCGGATGATATTTAATGCCTTTTTTGACGGATCTGACAGTTGGCGACGTTGTTACTCTGGAATGCGATCACGATGACTGTACGCTGCCCAAGATACAAATCCGCCTAAAGGTAACACGCCAAACCGCCACTAAGATCAAGGTTTCCATCGATGCCGATAGGGGCGTGAAGATAACCAAGAATAAGAAAAAAACAAGGAGGGTGAAACATGACCGAAAAGGGAAAAAATGAAGCTGACAGCCGCATAGCGGGTCCAGGCCCAATCATCACCAAGCCAGGCATGCCATCGCCGTGGCCAAGCTGGCCACCGCCCACGGAGCTTCGCGATAAAGAGCTCGCCATAAAGCTTTTGAGGCTTGCGATCGATCTTTTGGGTACTCCGGTATTACCCAAGCCACTTTTCAGGGAAGGCGTAGAGCAGACTCCCGAAAAAGAGAGAGACATTATCAAATAACAGCTTAACAGCTTAACAGATAGACAGATTAACAGATGTACCCCCAGCGGTTCAAATATAACCGCACAGTTCAATTATAGCTGGGTCAGGGGAAAACGAGGCCAGGAGGCCCCAGGCAAAGGCAAATTGTAAACGAACTGTTAACTTTCACTTAGAAGTTGAGGAGGTACACCATGGCACGAACTATCGTAGGCCTTAATGATCCCAAGGCCGTAAAAAAATACTCCGCCTTTATGGCGGTCGATGTCGCGAAAAAGTCGTATTGGTCCAAGAAGTTCATGGGAATGGGCGAGGAGTCCTCGATGCCCATTCAGCAGCTTACGGACCTTGAAACCGATGCGGGCGAATACATCTCTTTTGACCTGAGCATGCAGCTCAAAATGCAGCCGGTGGAGGGAGACGACATCTTGGAAAACAAAGAGGAAGATCTGAAATTTTACACGGATGAATATTGTCCCCTTGCTGCGTAAGCCGCAAGTGCAAATGACGTGAATTGCTGGGACCCCCTAACGGATGATGCCGAGGGCAATCAGCAGCCAAGGCTTATAAAAATGAGCAAGGTTCAACGACTATTCCGAAAGGAAGTACAACCAAGCGGTTGGAAGCGCGTCACATCCCCCCCGGGGATGATGAGATAGTCTATTCTGCATGGAAACATGCAGCAGCTCCAATAGGAGCGATCCAGGAAGTAGCGAGCCTGGGTGAATATTAAAGGGTATTTACATCGATCAGATGAGGGGCGGCGTCAATGCAGGCGGCCGTATGACCCGCAAGCGGACCATCCACAGCCTGAGAAAAACCGCACGTCGGCGGGAGTCGGATTGGTGGCAACGTGCTTTTGATGAGTTGATCTTCATGTATGGCTCAGGAGCTCGCGGCATCAATGCCGATTTCATCTATCCTACCAGCTATTCCGGATTTGCCAACAACCCGTTTACCGCTCCGGACTCCGAGCATATCGCTTATGCCGGCGACGCTGTCGATGCAAGCGAGGTCCTCGGAGCCGGCGCTCATGGAATGACGCTGACTGAGATCGACAAGGCCGTCGCGGTTGCCGCCATGATGGGCGGAGGCTCGGGCGGAGGTTCAGCGGGTACCGATGGCAACACCCAAACCCCGAAGATTCAGCCGATCATGATCAACGGTGAGCGGCATTTCGTAACCCTGATGAACCCCTGGCAGGTATTTGATGTCAGGACCTCAGCCGTAGCCGGTCAATGGCTGGATCTGCAAAAAGCCGCCGCCGGCGCTGAAGGTCGTAAGTCTCCGATCTTCAAGGGCACCCTGGGCATGTATAACAATGTGGTGATGCATGAGCATGAATCCATAATCCGTTTTGACGATTATGGCGCCGGCGCCGTTCTGGCCGCGCGTGCTCTTTTCATGGGCGAGCAAGCCATGGTTCTGGCATTTGGTACCGCAGGCACCGGGCTTCGCTTTTCCTGGCATGAGGAAAGCCGGGATAACGGCAACCAGGCAATCATATCTACATCCTCGATTTTCGCTGTGAAGAAAGTAACCTTCAACGGCAAGGATTTCGGAATGTACGCCATCGATACCGCTGCTAAGTCTCCGGCGTAATATCAGGGACCGGCTCGCTATTATTGGCGATAACCATTCACATCAATTTATTTTAGAGGAGGTTTTATCATGGCATTACTATTAGCTGAACAAGCCGCGATGACCAACCCCACGCCCGGGATCCACAGCGCGGGTGAGGTTCACGTAGCCGAAGGAAAGTACGACCTCGCGGCGGCTCTCGTCGATGAGGATATTGTTGTTTTGACAAGAATACCGCCTGGATGCATCCCCATAGATGCAAGGCTGGAAATGGATGATCTCGACACCGGCACGGCTCTGGTCGGTGACCTGGCTCTTATGGAGCTGGGCGCCGTTGCAGCTCTGGCCGATTCCGAGCTTATCCTTGACTCCTCCCTGGGCCAGGCTGCAGGCGTCGAACGCATGGACAATCTGGATGCGGCCAGGCGGGCGGTCCTGGAGGTTTCCGTCGATAGGGAGCGATATCTCGTATATCATGTGACAACTGCCCCAGGCACCGGCGCAACATCCGGCCGGATCAAGGGCAGCATCCTTTTCCGCGGAAAAGAGTATAGCGAGTAAACTGTTTGCGGGAGGTAGCGGAGGCGGGTACGGCGTGTCAGTGGCTTGCGCCCCGTATATGATCTTGCAGCCCTCCCGCATTCAGAACCCCTTGCCCATGGGGGCAAAATGGTTGACTTTGCAAAAGCACCGAGCGGCCGGGTCGGGTCGGGCGTCTCAGGTTCGAATTTTGTCACCATGGGCATCACCCGATAACCCGACATAACCCGACATAGGAGAGGAGTCCTAATGTATATCGAATGTTTGATTAAACGATCCGATGACAGCGATACCTTTGTTGATTTCGAGCAAGTTAGGTATCGATTCACCAAAAACGAATTAGGCGATCGCGTTTGTTTTGTTGGCGGCGATAAGCACCGCAAAAGGCTGTTGATGATGGGGGCTCAATCATATCGTGAGTATAAGCCTAAGAAAAAGATAAAAGGAGCGATGGGCGCAGCTCCTGAACCCATGACGCGCAATATCTTGCGCAAAAAGAGCAACCCCGAGCCGCCCACAAATGATCAGGGAGACGCGATCGAGGCCTTGACCGCCGAGCCTGATAAGCCGGTCCTTGTTGATTACGATTGGGACCTTGACAAAAAGGTAGCCAAGGTAAAGTCATTCAAGTTTTTAGGCGAGCAGGCCTATCGCGAGTTCATCGAATTAAACCGCGAGGGCGTCATGAAGTGGCCGATCGATGTACGCCGCGAGGTTGCCAAAAAGCTTGAGAACATGATGCCGGAGGAGGATCCCGGCATCCAAGGATTTATAATCGATGACTATCTCAGGAAAGGAAGTCCCGGCGATACCTGATGTCCGAGTTGACAACGAGGATATTCGCGAATTACTGCAGGCGCTTAAAACCATTGCAGAGATCCGAGAAGGGCGTCACTTAGACAAAAACCAGCGGTTTATCACATATTACGAGCTGGTCGACTATCTACAGGGCAATGATCAACTTGTAGTTGCTGCAACGACATCCGGACACGATCACGATACCCTGTATTCAATCATAAGCCACGATCACGAGGGCGTTTATGCCAAGGTTATAGATGTCGAAGGCATATACGCCCTTATTGTTCACGACCACGATGGACGCTATTCGGAGCTAAGACATGACCATGAGGATGCCGAGGCCCGTTCATACTGGCAATCAATAACGGTCCGGAGCCCTGGAGGTTAAAAATGACAATCGAATACAAACGGCTGGCAGCTTCGGCCCCGGCAAATACCACCGAGGCGGAGCTCTACGCGGTCCCTACCAGCGCGGAGATCATCGCGAATCTGGTTATCACCAATATTACGGCCGTTCTTTCGACTTTTCGCGTCGCTCATACCGATGCATCAGGCGCCGCGGCGGCCGAGGACTGGCTTGCCTATGATGAAAACCTGG